AAACTTGAAGTGTATAATGCGTTTAAATTAAATGATAGGTATTATATAAAGAAAAATACATCAATAGAGGATAAGTATATAGTAAAAGTAGAAAAGTAATATGGAATTAAGACCTTATCAAGACGAAATAGCTAAAAAAGCTACCAAAATCCTAAAAGAATGTGGATTCGTTTACCTATCGATGGAAGTTAGAACTGGAAAGACAATTACCGCATTAGAAACTGCTTATAACTTTGGTGCTGAACGAGTGCTATTCATAACTAAAATCAAAGCGTTTTCCTCAATCAAAAATGATTACGATAACATTGGGTACTTATACAACCTAACTATCATCAACAAGGAATCTTTGCATACAATTGAGGAGAATGATTTTGATGTGGTTATAATTGACGAAGCACACGGATTGGCTGCATTTCCAAAAGCATCTAAATATCAAAAGGACATACGTAAAAGGTTTAGTAAAATTCCAATGATATTCCTATCAGGTACTGCAACGCCAGAAAGTTTTTCTCAATGGTATCACCAATTGCAGGTAACAGATAAAAGTCCATTCAAACATTACACTAACTTCTACAAATGGGCGAATGACTACGTTAATGTAACAGAACAAAATCTTGGATATGCAAGAGTTAAAGTTTATAAGGATGGAATAGAAAGTAAAATTTTACCGCAAATACAGCCGTATATTATAACTTTTACACAAGCACAAGCTGGATTTACATCCGAAGTAAATGAGCATATTTTAGAGTGCGAGATGTTACCTATAACTTATGACATTATTAAGCGATTGAAACGTGATAAGATAGTGCAAGGTAAAAGTGGATTGATACTTGGTGACACGTCGGTAAAAATGATGCAGAAGATACACCAACTATCAAGTGGAACTTGTAAATTTGAAGATGGTACATCGATGGTTATCGATTATAGTAAAGCAGAATTTATTAAATGGAAGTTTGAAAACGAAAAGATTGCTATCTTCTACAAATTTAAGGAAGAACTAAATGCCTTAAAAAGCATTTATGGAAGTGATTTAACAGAAGATTTGGATGAGTTTAATAATACTGACAAGTGTATCGCCCTTCAGATTGTTGCTTCACGTGAAGGTATAAGTTTAAAAAACGCTAAATATCTTGTCTATTATAATATTGATTTTAGTGCTACTTCTTACTGGCAAAGCCGTGACAGATTAACTACTTTCGATAGACCATCTAACGATGTATATTGGATATTCTCTAAAGGTGGAATTGAAAATAAAATATATAAAACAGTTATGAATAAAAAAAATTATACATTATCAAATTTTAAACAAGATTATTAGATTTATAATAAATAATTTATTATATTTGCATCAGTAGAGTCGTAGCTACAAATAAAAACTTTTTTAAATTCCTGCATTGATAAAGACTACGACCTTTTGATGTGCAGGTTTTTGCTTATTATGGAAGAATGGAGAATAGTCAATGGATTTGAAAATTATGAAATATCAAGTCTTGGTAGATTAAAAGTTAATCTTAAATATAGAAAGTATAGAGATTATAATAGTAAGATTTTAAACCCATCTAAAGATAGAGATGGATATTATAGAACTTCATTATGTAATAATGGTAAAATAAAAAATAAAATAATTCATAGATTAGTAGCTGAAAATTTCTTAATAAACAATAATAATTATCCAGTTGTTAATCATAAAAATGGAATAAAAGATGATAATAGAGTTGAAAATTTAGAGTGGTGTACTATTAGAGAAAATAATATTCACGCATTAAGAACAGGATTAAAAATACCATTGAGAAAAGAAAAGCATAATATGGTTAAAATTAAAGAATCTGATGTATTTGAAATTATAGAAAATAAAGATAAACTATATCAATGGCAATTAGCTTTAATATATAACATAAGTCAAACTCAAATAAGTAGAATACAAAATAAAAAACAATGGATTTATAAATAAAAAAAAATTTAATTTAATCGTGAAAACATTTTGTAATTCAAATTAAAGTATTATATTTGTCAAATGAAAAAGCAAATAGCTTATACCGCATTACCTCCTGAATGTATTACATTTCAAAAGCGTGATTATTGGTTAGACCAACGCATCCAATTGACTCCGTTAGGAAAAGAAATTAGATATAGTGGGATTAGAATAAATGAGGATATGCCAAATAAGTATGGAAAGTATCATTGGATATATACATTTATTTATTTAGATGGAAGTGGATTAATAGAGTTTGAATGTGATTATGATAATAAGATATATGTTAGAAAGTAGTAGGCAAACACAGATTAAGAAGAAGTTACAAGAAGATGGTTGGATAGTAGTGAAGCTCATAAAGACATCGCTTACAGGTATTCCTGACATCCTCGCATTGAAAGATGGTAAAGCTATGTTCGTGGAGGTTAAACAGCCTAAAGGGGTTCTATCGCCAATACAATCCCACGTTATAGAAACCCTCCGTACAAACGGATTTGAAGTAAATATTTGGACTAAATATAAAGAAGATTACACCTGTACCCCTGAAAAACTCGTATATAAGGATAAGCAGGTTGGCTCGATATAAAGGGGTAATAGAATAAGAGCAAAAATTGGATTAGGGTGTCCCTGGTCGGTTAGCAAGGTTGATAATGGAAATCATTAGTTTAACTAAAATGCAGGTTCGATTCCTGCCCTTGCTTCGATGCTGGATAGCTACCAGATGAACTTAGTGGTAATAACGGAAGAACCTAAGAGAGATTGACAAAAACTCCGTACAGATTGAGTGGCGGAATGGCAGACGCATATTGACACGCACGGCAACCGAAATCATACTAGACACTGACTAGGCAATGCGAATGACGAAGAACACTACCTCACAGTGCGTGGGTAAATTTCAAAGTGTTCGTACAGGTTCGATTCCTGTCTCAATCACTAAATAAATTATAAACAATGAAAGAAAATGCAATGATTAAAATAGGAGCTATGATTGAAGTAGCAAAAAGAGAAATGGATAACGACCCATTTTGGAAGATTGGAGTGGCAGATGCACTCGTATTGATAGATGCTCAATTGAGAGAAGTTGAAACATTAGAATACATTTACAACTTAATACAAAACGACAATGACTAAAACACAAGGAGGAGTTCGAGAAGGAGCTGGAAGAAAGAAATTAGATTACGATTTTAAAATCATCCAAGTAAGAGTGCCTTTAGAAATGGAAGAATCAGTAAAAGACTTTATTAAAAAATTAAGAAAAGAATGGCTTACAGCAAACACACAGTAGAAAAAAGACTCTCTATATGGGAGTACGCAGCAGAGCAAAGAGAAATAGCAAAACAACTATTAGAAAAATGTAAAGAACGTGAAAAGCAGTTACAAAAGGTGAAAAGTAGTTAAATTTAAGGCTATACCTTTAAAAAGAAAATAAAATTTAAGGTTATAGCTTTAAAAATTGTAAGGCTAAACATTGAATCCTTTGTAATAGACTATAAAATGGTCTTTAAGACGGAGTGCTTGTGGTACTTTGCTTTACATAAAGATACTATCAGTAATGGTAGAGCGTGAGTTGCCTTGAGAAAGCAATGAGCCATAGCTAAGAGAGTAAAAACTAAATCCGACTTCTCTACTCACGTAATGAGTTCTCAGCAAGTAGTTAATCAGGTGTGAGTTCAGTAATCCTCCCAATTACACATCGAAAGGAGGTAATTAACTACGTGACCCTACTCTTATCAGGGACTTTAATAAAGCACGGTGTCAATGAGGTATTGACTGATAAGAAAGAGGGTTCTAATAAAAAACCCCTAATAGATGTATTTATTAGGGGTTATTCTTGCGGTGATTATCACCGTTATTTACCGCATTACTTAAACTTATCTTTCATTTCTAAATGAAGTTTGTATGCTGAATTGCTTATCTCGTAAACTTGACCACAATCTTGACATTCCATTAATCTCTTGATAGTTCCCATTGCGGTAACTACATTTTTAAGCAAGACTACATTCTCACTTGAGCAAGAAGGACAACTGTATTTAAGATTTCCATTTATAACTCCAGCGTGAGTGTTTGGTTTAATGTAGTTCTGCATCGTTAAGAATACATCTTCCAAGACAACTATATCGCCATCGCAATAGTTACCCATTTCCTCAAGTGCATCAGGATTACCTTTCATAACTTCCTTCCACATATCAAAACCACTATGCTTAATCTTTGCTCCGACTCCTAAAAATTGTGCAATGTAATCCAGCTTATTGGAATTGAAATTAAAGCCACTTTTAGCCTTTTTAAGCGTATCTAATGTCTTGTATGAGGGAAACATTGAAACCCTATGGAATATGCAACGTGTTCTTATCCATTTGATGTCAAACCTATCCCCATTGTGTGCAATCATTTCGTCAGCCTTATTAGCCACCGATATAAAATCAATAAGCATTTGCTTATCACACATATCTTTATCCCACGTTAATCTATGGATTTTATCTTCGTGTTCCCACTTATAAGATATACATATAATTTTACGCTCATCTACAATACTATCGGGATGTATAGTTAGATTATAACCAATCCTCCAAGCATAAACAAGATTAGGAGATGTTTCGATGTCAAAGAAAAGCCTTTTAATATGCTCTTGATTTTGAACGATGTCGAAATACTTATTCTCTTGTTCAGGAGTTAGTCGATAACGACCTTGCTTATTGATAATTACTCCAACTTTGTTAGCGATATAATGGTTAAATCGATACCGCCTTTCAGCATTTTTTTTCATATTTTTTGTTTTTATAAGAGAAATCTCTCCCAAATATATGAAATTATTTTTTAATAGCGATAAATTTCTTCTCTTGTTCTTTGGAAATCATATATCTACCACTCTTATTTAGCTTTGCACCAATCTTTTTAGCAGTAGCATTGTCCATTCTGTAACGTCTGTTTGAGTTCTTTTTCATTTGAATCTATAAATTATATACATAAATAGTGGAATTAATAACCATAACAAGATAAGATTAGAAGTTCTCTCTATATCTTTAACTTTTCTGTTTTGAGTGACTTTTGTGTCTTGTACTTTTAACTTTTCTTGAGATACTTTTATATTTTTTATAGTGTTGTCTTTTGTCTTTTTATAGTTAATAGTAACATTTCTATATGTTTTACCATCTATTACAATATCCTTACAAGTATCTAATGGGGTTATCGTAATCTCGTCTATTGTAATATCGTTCTCTATTTTAATATCCTCTTTTGTCGCTATTTTAGTAGTAATTTGCGAAATAGAATCCTTCTTAACCTCATCTATCACTACTTTACGTGTACCACAAGATGATAACAATGTAATTACAATTGATGCTACTATAACAGTTAGCCAAAAACCTATAAAATTATTCTTCTTTGAAATAGTTGTCTGCTTCATATATTCTTCGTCTAGTTAAACCTGCTAATTTTTTAGTGCCTACCTTATCCCATTTTAAAAACTCTGTACGTATAGCTGGGTCTGTATGATTTAGATTTACTTTCTTTAATAGTGTACTATTCATAAAATTTGCAACGCCAACATTGTAAGCGAAAGATACTAAAGAATTGAATTGATTTTGAGTTATTGGTTGAGTTACTAATGTACTTACTCTTTTAGCAAATTTATCAGCAATATCCTTAAACATATCAAATGCTTCTGCTTTTGTAATTGACTTGTCAATCATAGTTACTTTTCTGCCATCTCTATAAAACGTATTGCCATAGCCAATAGTGGCTAATTTAGCAGGACATAAATATGGTTTAGAACTAAATCCTTCAAAATCTGTGATAATTAAATAGCCTTTATTGTCCAGCTTCATCTTTCTTTGGTTTTAATGATTCATATATTTTAACTCCAGTATATACAATAGATAGCAATAATAACATTATCTTCAACGTATTTTCAACATTAGTAAATGTCATAATCATTGTAAGCGAATTAAGTAGGTACAGTTTAGCAGATTCCATTTTATTAACTTTTTAATTTTGCAACTATATCGGTAAATCCTTGAATGCTTACATAAGCAGTTGCGATTATTACCCAATCTTGAGATGTTAAATCTCCAGCGAATAATCCGCAACAAGCTATAACAAACACCATTAATTTTCGTGATATAACTTTATTTAATATTTTATCTAAATTATTCATAAAACTTCTTCTAATCTATCGGCTTGTAAAAACCAATGTCCATCACCTTCTTGAATATCTGTCCAAGTTAAACAGTC